TGGCCCGCCAGTTTGGTGTTACCTCCACAGCAATCACCCGCCCGTCGTCCAAGTTCGCTTGGAAGGACCGTGCCCGTGCCTTCGACGCCCATCTCGACCGCGTGTACCGGATGCAACTCGACCAGGCGACACGGGACATGGCCGACCGACACGCCTCCTCAATGGCGCAGGGGCTTTCCGTCCTCGCCGCCCCTTTCGTCGCCCTTCAACAGCGCATGGACGACGATCCCGAGTTCATCACCTCACTGTCAAACACATCAGCCCGACGTCTACTAGACCTAGCATTCAAGGCAGCACGTGTCATGCCCCCGATGATGGGGGCAGAGCGCGTGGCGCGCGGCCTGCCGAACGAGATACGCCGCGTAGAGGGAACTGTCGAACATGAGCACATCCACCATCTCGACCGGGACTCCCTCATCACCATCGTTGCTGCCCTTGAGTCAGCGGGTGGCCTTGATGACGGAGGGGGAACTCGCCAACTTGGCCCGCCTGGTGAAGCCGCGGACGACACGGTGGACGATGGTTTCTCCGACGCCGAAACAGACGGCGTTGATGCTGCTGAACAACACCCTTGAAGTTCTCTATGGTGGGGCGGCAGGCGGGGGTAAGTCTGAGGGCGCGTTGCTCATGGCATCGCAATATGTCGACATTCCCCACTACTCAGGGCTGATTCTCCGACGCACCTACCGCGACCTTGCTCTTCCTGGTGCGTTGATGGACCGTTCACATCAATGGTGGAATCCCACTGATGCCATGTGGGATGGGGCAGAACACACATGGGTATTTCCGTCTGGTGCTCGCATCGCGTTCGGCTACATGGAGAAAGAGAACGACCATCTTCGCTACCAGTCGGCAGAGTTTCAGTTCGTTGATTTTGATGAACTTTCGCAATTTTCAGAACATCAATATCGTTATTTGTTTTCACGCCTGCGGCGACTTGAGGGGTCGGACGTGCCGTTGCGCATGCGCGCCCAAACCAACCCTGGAGGTCCGGGCCATGAGTGGGTAAAAAAACGTTTTGACTTGCCGCGTGGTCCTGGTCCCGACATGCCTCAACGCAAGTTCCTTCCATCCACTCTTGACGACAATCCGCATCTCGACGCGACCCAATACGAACGTTCATTGTCCGAGTTGTCCGAACTTACACGCCGCCAGTTGCGTTACGGCGACTGGTCCATTGCCGCGGCCGGTGGCCGTTTCGATCCGGCCGACTTTCGTGTCATCACCCGCGACAAACTGCCTCCGTCAGCCGAATTCGCCACGGTGATCCGCTATTGGGACACGGCCGCGTCTGCGCCCACCGACTCGGACCCCGACCCTGACTGGACGGTGGGAATGAAGCTGGGCATGACCAAACGCGGCACAGTCAACACTGATCTGCCCGACTTCTACATCCTCGACATCATTCGTGTTCGTCGCGACCCTGGCGGCACGCAGCAAACAATCGCCGAAACGGCCCGCAAGGACGGCGTGGGCATTCCCCAATGGTTCGAGCAGGAACGGGGTGGGGCGGGCAAACTGCTCATCGGCACCTACCAGCAAACGGTCCTTCCCGGCCACATGGTCTACCCGCTTTACGTTACCGGCGACAAAGAGACCCGTGCGATTCTCCCCTCACAGATCGCACGCGAGGGTCGCATGTTCATCCTCGACGAGATGTTCCGTGAACCGTTCTTCGACGAAATCTCCCAGTTCCCCATCGGCGCACACGACGACCAAGTTGATGCGTTGTCCGGCGCGACCGAAGCGTGTCGCCGTTCGCGTATCATGTTCGACGTGGGCCAAGCGAGGCAGTATTGATGCGGTCACTGGCACGGTTCGGCTGCATCTACTTCGGCCATTTGTGGCTACTCGACCATTACGACACTGCGACCCTCGAAGCAGTGTTCGTGTGCCGCCGTTGCCCGAGGTTCTATCGCACCCATGTCTTATCGCCCTAGAGTACCGACATGCCCGAACTTGATGACGACGCAATCCGCGAAGCAATCATCTCCAAAGAGCTCTCCCTTCTCGGCGACGAACTGCCCGATCTCAACAGGTATCGCTCCTACTACGAGGGCGAACAGTCTCTTGTCTATTCCACCGCCAAGTTCCGCGAGATGTTCGGCACCCAGTTCGACGGGTTTCGCGACAACTTTACCCAGGTAGTCGCCAACGCCGTTACCGACAAGATGCTGCTCAAGGGGATACGGGTCGGGCGCGAGAACGAGCAGGACGACTCCACCCGGAAACTCGCCTCATTGATTTGGGAACAGTTTCTTACAAACGACATGGATGAACAGCAGGCCGACCTTTTTGGCGGCATGTCCATCGAGGGTCGCTCGGCGTTGATCGTCTGGCCCGACGGTGCGGGTGGCGTGACCCTCGACTGGCAGCCCGCGCAACTGGTCCGGGTGCGCTACGACGACGATGTGCGCGGCAAGGTAGCGTGGGCGACGAAGCGTTGGATCACCGCCGACGATGCCACCTATGTCACCTTCTACACGCCCGACTCGGTGTACAAGTACACCGAGGTCGAGCCGAAAGAACCGGGCCAACAGTCACGCCGCCTAGACACCCTCACCGACCGTGCACCGGGCACATCAACCTTCCGCGTGTATCAAAGACGGGAAGTGGTCGGCGAGCCGTGGCCGCTACCCAACCCGTTCGGCCGTGTCCCGGTCATCGAATTCCCCAACGCCGGTTGGACATCCGAGCTCAAGGGTGTAATCCCTCAACAGGACGCGCTCAACTACATTCTCATGACCCAAATGGTCGCAGCCGAGTTCTCCGCGGTGAAACAGCGTGTCGTCGTCACCGGCCAATCCCCACCCACGGGTGGATTCAAGACGGGGCCGGGGATTGTGTGGGAGTTGCGCCCCACATTCAACCCGGATGGGTCGGTCACCATCCCCACGTTCGGCACCTTCGACGCCTCCGACCCTTCGACTTACATCAAGATCGTGGAGATGTACCTACAACACATGGCATTTACGACCCAAACCCCAGTGTCGTATTTCTTCAACACCGACCGGGGCGGACGTGGCGATGCCGCGTCCGGCGAATCGCTCAAAGTTGATGCCAAGCCGCTCGTCGACAAGGTGTTGAAGCGGGAACGCATTTCGGGTAACAGGATGTACCAAGCGGTTCGACTCATCTCCGACACTTTGAGCGACACGCCCGATGATCTTCCCATTGGCGAAGTCATCTGGCAGGACCCCCGTGCCGAATATCGTATGGCCCTACTCGACGAGGCCACCAAATACCGCGACCTCGGTTACCCCATGTCCTACATCCATCGCCATCTCGGTTTGTCCGCTGAGGAGATCGAGATGGTGGAAGAGGAACGGGAGGCGGAGAAGGAGCAGGCGCAAAAGGATGCACAGGCCCAGGCCGAAATGCAGGCGAGGCAGGCGATGATGCCACCCCCCTCGCCTTCTCCCAAGTCTTCGTCTCCTACCGGCCCAGGCAAACTGGCCCGCGCGTAACTGTGCTCAATTGAACATGATCGTGCCCAACTGATCTCAGTTGTTGATAATCGTTCCCATTTGTGTCCATTTCGTCTACGCTGCGCACCGTAGCCCTATGAGGAGAAACGAAATGGCACACGACAACTTCTTGAACGCCTTCCTAATGGAACTGATTTTTGCTGAGGACGAATCCGAAGACGAATCAGATGAAGACGTTGACGAAGGTGCCGACGACGGTGCCGACACTGCGGACACTGGCCAAGACGGGTCTGACGCAGACGAAAACGACGATGAGGATGAAAAGCCCAAGGAGCGAACGTATCCGAAGGCTTATGTCACCCGCTTGAAGAATGAGGCCAAGAGGGCACGCGAAGAACTCGCCGAACTCAAAGCCGCTTCAGACGGGAAAGACAAGGCGAAAGAATCTAAGGGTGTGGCAGATAAGGCGCTTACCGCCCAACTGCGTGCACAGGCGATGGAACATGCGGTGGCGATGGAAGCCGCCAAGTTGTCTTTCGCTGATCCCGAAGACGCTTTCGCTCTGTTGGACGTTTCCGACATCGACGTTGACGACAAGACGGGCAAACCGGATCGTGAGGACGTGATCTTCGCGTTGAAGGCTCTTGCCAAGTCGAAGTCGTATCTGTTGAAAGGCAAAGCAACTATGGCAGGCAAAGGTGATGGTGGGGCCAAAGGTGGCGCACCGAAACCCAAGTCGACCGACGCCATGGTTGCTGAGCAAATAAAGGCTTATCAGGGCCGGGGAATGGTCCTCGTTCCGTAAGCCCAGACCAAGAGGTAGTAATGGCACACTTGGATAAAGGTCCCGATGGCGGGAAGTTCCGTGCTGTCGCCGCTGCCGGTGTAGACGCAACTGCTGGGAAGTGGGGTGACGGCGATCTTGTGAACGTCAAGATCGACGCCTCCGGCACTTTCGGTCTCGCGTCGGCCACCGACTGCGATGGCGTGGTACTGACCACCGAGGGACGCACAGACACCACAGCAGCTTCCTACAAGAAGCTGATCGGTGGACGCAAGTACACAGTGTTCACTTTCGCGGAATTGGCCGAAGTCGGCACAGGTGCCTCTCCGGCGCTGTCCGCAGGTGACAAGGTGTATGCCGCTGCCAGCGGTGATGTCGAAGTAGATGCGCCCGTCGAGGGTGCCATCTTCATCGGCTATGTCATGGATTCGGGTGACCGCATGGTCATCAACGTCAATGGCAAGCCCGTCGCGGCAGGGGGATCATAATGCGCAACATCAAGCGAATCCTGATCCCGTCCATCGAAGACATTCTCAACCACGGCGCGTCGGTGGTCCATAGAGGGTTCGTAGGAGCAGACGGCGATGAGGGTGCCTCCCCCGGTGGTATCCATCAGCGTTCCGATGTCATTGCGACCATCCCTGGGCTGCGGACCACCACAGTTGACGGACAGCCACTCAACGAAATCTGGAACGACTTCCAGGTGCAGGTGGCAGCCTTCAACCGCGTTTCTGACGCGCTGACTGGCCTGCTCACCTACCCGGTGACTCGTGCCCAGGAGAAGGTGGCGGTCCCGTCTAACCCCGGTATGCAGTCGGCGACAGAGTTTGGTCGCCCGACGAACATTCGGACAACGTTGATTGCTCGTGGGTATCCGCTCAAGCATTTCGACTTGGGCACTGGATTCACCCAGGAGTTTTTGGACTCGGCGACTGCGTTGCAGGTTCGTCAGGTTCAGGGCGAAATCGAGATGGCCTACTCGCTTCTCAAGCAGGAAGTCACCCTCGAAGCCCTGTTCACTACGGCCAACGCCACCGACGAGGCAGGCATCTCCGTCAAGCGTCTCTACAACGCTGATGGCGAGATTCCGCCCCGCTGGAAGCGGTGGACGTTTGACGGCACGCATACGCATTACTTCGCCTCCGCAGGGGCATCCATCGCCAACGCCGACTTCGACACTTTGGAGGAGACTCTCATCCACCACGGTTTCGGAGACAACGGCGAGACGCTGGTGATCCATGCCCATCGTGACGATCTGCCCGAGATTCGGGCGTTGACCAACTTCGTTCCCGCGGAGACGGCCGACCGCCCGGTCATCACAGACGGTCCGGTTGTGGGTCCGACGCGTGGGTCGACCATCCCTGGTTACCCGGCGCAGGGCTACATCGGCCAGTTCGTGATCGTCCAGAACAACCTCATTCCGTCCGGTTACCTGCTTGCGCAGGCGGTCGGTGGGCTGTTCGGACAGCGGAACCCGGTTGGCTTGCGTAGCCACGAGAATC